AAAAGCTTTATTGAATGCAGTTTTACGTGAAGACTCTATTGGGATTCAGGTTGATAAACGTAAAGCAACTTTAAAAATTGACGTTGTGGATGCTATTATTGATGCTCTCTATCAAGGGATGTATCATTTTGAGGACTTTGGAGTTGAGCTGGCAAGTAGAGCACATGACTCCAGAACAAGTGAAAGAATGGTTCACAAATGATGAGTCAGGATTACTAAATGAAACTGATAACGAAGCTGAAGATGATTGGGGGTGGAATGATGAAGATTTTTAAAATGTTTTTTGGAAAGATATGGGCCGTTTTCGATGTACTATGCTTCTTTTTAGCAGCAATAACATTGAATATCACCGTTTTTCTAAAAAGCTTATTTGCTGGTGGAATAACCTTAACACTAACATTTATTATTTTTGGTCTAGGGTCATGGTTCATTAGTTCCAAAATCACAAAAGGAGGTGATTAGTATTGCCAATTATAAATTTCATTAATCAAACGAATGATCCACCCGAAGCGGGCAGCACTAAAAGTTATTTTCCAGATGGTAATGATTCACAAATAATTGATCGGATACTAGAAAGTGGAAATGAATGGGTTTCTGCAAAAGCTGCTTTGAAAAATTCAGATTTATTTGCCATTGTTCTCCAGCTTTCCAATGATTTAGCAAATGTAAAACTCATGGCTGACCGAAAGAGAAATCAAGGAATACTGGATAATCCAAGCTCAAATTCAAACAAACATGGTTTTTGGCAATCAATGTATGCTCAATTATTACTAGGAGGAGAAGCTTATGCTTATCGATGGAGAAATGCTAACGGTACGGACATAAAATGGGAATTTTTGAGACCTTCTCAAGTAAGTACATATCATTTTGAATATGAAGATGGTATGTACTATAACATTACCTTTGAAGACCCAAAGATTTCACCAATTCTCCAAGCACCTCAGAGTGATCTTATACATTTACGTCTGCTCTCAATTGATGGTGGACGAACAGGATTGAGTCCTCTATTTTCATTAGGTCGTGAATTTAAAATTCAAAAATCATCAGACCGCTTAACGATGTCTGCTATCAAGAATGCTTTGAATGTTAATGGAATTCTCACTGTAAAAGGTGGTGGTTTATTGAGTGATGCGCAAAAACGCTCTCGTTCACGTGCTGTTATGAGACAAATGAATGGTGGACCACTTGTACTTGATGATCTTGAAGATTTCAAGAGTTTAGAAATTAAATCCAACGTTTCTCAGCTTTTATCTCAAACAAACTGGACTTCTAAACAGTTTGCTAAAGTCTACGGATTACCTGATAGTTACGTTGGAGGGCAAGGAGATCAACAATCTTCTATTCAACAAATTAGTGGAATGTACGCAAGTGCCCTAAATCGTTATATTAGCCCTGTAAAGAGCGAGCTAGAATATAAGTTACATGACAATATAAAAGTTAATCTCCGCCCTGCTATAGACCCCCTAGGTGATTCTTACTTATCATCAATTAACAATGCTACAAGATATGGAACATTAGCACAAAACCAAGCAGTTTATATTTTGCAACAAGCTGGATATATTCCAGAAAATCTTCCTGAACCCAAAAATTTACAACCGATAATTACAAATGTAAATGGTACAGAAACAAATAGAGCTGCAGAAGAAGGGGAAGGAGGTGATTAAGATGTATCATCTTAGAAAGGAGGTGAAAAAATGGTAGTAATCGATATAAAGGGTCCCATCGTTGACAACAACCTTGGGACAATGTATGACTGGTTTGGAATGGAGCATACGAGCCCCACAAAAGTAAATACAGCAATCGTAAATTCTGATGATGAAGAAATTGTATTAAATATTGCTTCAAATGGTGGAGATGTTTTTGCAGCTTCTGAAATCTATACTGTAGTAAAATCATCTGGTAAAAAAATTGTTGTAAACATTCAAGGCTTGGCTGCATCGTCTGCTTCATTTATTGCTATGGCAGGAGATGTGGTTAATATTTCTCCAACAGCCCAAATTATGATACATAAAGCATGGTCACAATCTGCAGGTAATACAGATGATTTACAACATGAAGCTGAAGTATTAGATGGCGTAGATCAATCTATTGCTTCTGCATATGAGTTAAAAACTGGCATGAAACAAACCGATATTTTACAACTTATGTCAAAAGAAACTTGGCTAACTGCACAAGATGCTGTAGATAAAGGTTTTGCGGATAACATCATGTTTGTATCACAAAATAAACCTGTTTTATCTAATTCAATCAGTGCTTTACCAAGCTCTGATAAACTTAACGAATTCATGAACTTTATGAACTTCAAAAATCGGAATAATCCTCCGAAAAAAGAACAAAAACAAGATAAAAAGAAGCTGATTTACGATCTCGTAAATTGGCTATTTTATTGCAAAAATAGAAAGGATTTCTTAAATGGAATTTACACTTAATCAGCTCAATGAAAAATGGGTAGAGTCTGGAAACAAAGTTGCAGACCTTAACGCAAAAAATGCAAAATGCTCTCAATGACGATAACTTCTCACAAGAAGAATTTGCAGCACTTAAAAATCAATATGATTCTGAAAAAATTCGTCGTGATGCTTGGCATGAACAAGTGATCGAAGCACAAGCAGAACAAGTTGTGCATATGCGCAATGAAGATAAAAAGCCTTTGAATAAAAATGACAATGATCTTAAAGATCAATTTGTTTCTGATTTCAAAGCTATGGTAAAAGGTGACCCACAAGTTATGAATCTTGTGACTTCTGATACAGACGAATCTGGAAATGCGATTGGACTGACTATTCCAAAAGATGTTCAGACTTCAATTAATATCTTGAAACGTCAGTATGATTCACTTGAACAATATGTCAATGTGGAAAATGTGACAACTCAATCAGGTTCACGTGTATACGAAAAATGGTCAGATGTTACACCATTGTCAAATCTTGATGATGAAGATACTGAAATTTCAGATAATGATGATCCGAAGCTCTATTTGGTTAAATACCTCATCAAACGTTACGCAGGTATTACCACTGCAACTAATTCTTTACTTAAGGATACTGCAGAAAATATTTTAGCCTGGCTTGCTGGATGGATTGCTAAAAAAGTAGTTGTAACACGTAATAAGGCCATTATCGCTGTAATGGATGCAGTACCTTCAAAACCAACACTTGGTACATTTGATGACATTATTACAATGATTAATACTTCAGTTGATCCCGCCATCAAAGCTACTTCAATTTTAATGACTAATACTTCTGGGTATGATAAATTGACTAAAATTAAAGATGCTACAGGTAAATATCTTTTGGAAGCTGATCCTAAGAATCCAGATCAGTACCTGATTAAAGGGAAACGTGTAGTAGAAATTGGGGATCGTTGGCTACCAAGTAAGGGTACAGCCCAAAGTCCAGTTTATCCACTATATTTTGGTGACTTTAAACAAGCGATTACTTTGTTTGACCGTGAAAACATTTCACTTTTGACTACAAACATCGGTGGTGGTGCTTTTGAAAAAGATCAAACAAAAATTCGAGTTATTGACCGTTTTGATGTACAGGCTACTGACAAAGAAGCAATTGTAGCAGGGGCTTTCACTGAAATTGCTGATCAAGTTGGGAACTTCACTGGAACTACAACGTCAAAATAACAACGACGACTACCGTTCCAACAACCACCACAACAACGGTAGCTTCGTCGACAACAACAAGTACAACAACTGAAAAATAAGAGGGAAGGGCAATGAAATATTTATTTGCACAGCCAGCTAAAAAGCGCTTTGCTTGGGAACTTCGTACAGCAATAAAAAGCTTAACAGACTTAGGAGTGAAAAAATCAGACATTGTCCTTCTCTTTGCTGAAGAAGATCAGTCTGTAGTAAATGAGTTTAGTGATTATGATCTTCATGTATATCCAGATGACCGCTTTGATAAATCCTATATTCCAAGTATTCGCCCGTATCTTTGGTGGAAATTTCTTTTTGAAGATGAGGAGAGGGAACAAGAGACATATGTATATCTTGATTCTGATACGGTAGTGTTGGATTTGTCTATTTTTAACTTGCGTCCTACAAAAAGCCGATGGTATTGTTCTGATACAATTGGCTATCTTGGCTATCGCTATATTCAGAGTGTGTCGAATTCACAAAGAGTATTTGAAGCTATGACGGAAGCTATAAAAGTTCCGCAACCCTGGATTGAATCAATAGAAAAAAATTCTGGTGGGGCCCAATGGGTTATTAAAAATCCAAAAGCAGGTTATTGGCATGATGTCTATGTTAATTCTATTGTTCTTTATCAAGCCCTTGAACCTCTTGATACTTCTTTACAAAAATGGACTGCTGAAATGTGGGCACAGCTATGGACAATGTATCATTATGGTGTTAGTCCAAAGGTACACAAAGCTCTAGATTTTGCCTGGTCAATTGATGAGGATCTTAGAGATAGAAAAATCATTCATAATGCTGGCGTTACAGATGATTCTGTTTTGTTTTTTAAGGGAAAATATCAAGATACTCCTCCTTTTTCAGATTTAGAGCAAACTTCAGGTAAAGTTTCTGATATATATGTTTCTAAAGTTAAGGAGGCAAATTATGGTAGTTAAAGTAGAAGATCTTCTTAATCAGCTCTCTGAAGATGAATCTAGAACACCTCAGTTAGAATTTTATTTGAAATCAGCTACAAACTGGGTAAAAAATTCTATTACATCAATTAAAGATGATGATAAATTTTTTCTAACAGAGCAAGCAGCCCCTCTTATGGACTTAGCTATATTAAGCTATGCTATGGATCTTTGGACTCATCGCTCTGAAAGGATGCCAGCTACAACTGCTGTGAGACACATGATTGGACAATTGCGAGGTTTGTATTCTGTTTGGAAGGAAGAACAAGATGAAGAAATTTAAACCTAACGATCTTAATCGTAAATGTAAAATTGGATTGTTTAAAACAAGTAAAACTACAACTGGAGGGAGTGTTAAATCTCTCGATTTGGAAACAGCTAAAGAAATTTGGTTTGGTTCTAAAACTAGGACTTTAGCTTTGCAATATCAAATTCAAGGAACTGAAATTGCAGATACTTTTGAAATTGTAGTTCGCCACAATCCTACCTTCACTAAAAAGATGGGAGTACTATTAGATGGTGTACTTTATGATATTAAAAACATATCACCTGATGAATCTGCTTCTATTCAAAGATTTGATATCCTTACTTTGAAAGAAAAAGTAAAAGGGGCATAATATGGCAACTTTTGAAGAAGCAATGAAACTACTTATAGACGAAGCAGAAGCTTTAAGCATCGGTATGTCCGTAGAGGATAAAAAAGAAGTTACAAAAGCAGGCGCAAAAGTTTTTCAAAAAGCACTTGAGGATCAGGTAGTTAGAAAGCACTATCGGTATAGAAAAACTGGGGAAAATCCTCACCTTTCAGAAGGAATAAAAGTAAAAAATACTAATATTGATAACGTTGCTGATGGACAAAGTATTGTTGGCTGGGAAAGAAGTACAAAGGCCGGTACCAATACAAAAGGTTATATTGCAAATATTATTAATAATGGTAGCCGTATTCCACAATTTACAACACGTTCTGGGAGAAAATATAAAAACCCCGGCGCAGTTGCTATTAATGCCGATCATTTTATTGAGGAAACACGAGAAAATCCAATTGTTCAAGAAATGATACTTACAGCAGAATCAGAAGCATTAAGAAGAATAATTAATAGGAGGAACAAGAATAAAAAATGAAAAGACCAGTACAACTTGTTGAGGAGATTCTTAGACAAAGCAACTTCCCTTTTGATGACATTTTTCTTGATTCAATACCTCCTGAGGAATTGAAAAGTACTAATAAGACTCAAGTGCTTCTGACAGAATCTAAAAATACTCCAAGTGAATATGGAAATTCCAAATTTACTTCATTTGATTATGGAGTTTATATTCAGATATTCTATACAAATAGGTTAGATGCAGACATTGATACAACAAAATCTGAAATAGCACTGATGGAATATCTCATTGATAATGAATGGCTCATTTTGCAGTCTCAGGCTCATTATCAAGACCCTGATACAGGGCAAATGATTAAAAATTTAACGGTGCAATGCACCAGGACACTGAATGAAATAGCAAACAGCTAAATCATTTTTTATGAAAGGAAAAAACTATGGCAACAAAAGGTATTAAACTAGTAACTCTCGCAGTATTGGATACTAACGGGAAAGTTATTACAGGTGATGAAGGGTTATCGGCTAATGGCCTGTTCCCAATTACAGACGAGATGTTAGGAACAAAAACGGCAAATATTACTAACGTATCTAGTGCACCAGTCATGATTTATGGTAATGATGGACAAGTAGATGCAGATATTGCAAAAGGTACGCCTTCTGTAGCATTTGACTTTAATGGATTGCCTATTGAAGTTAAAAATAAAATACTCGGACGTAAAAATGACGGTAAGGGTGGTTATACTCAAGGAGAAGCACCAAAAATTGCAGCACTGATTCAAACAACAACGATTGGTACAGGTGCAGCTCAATATATTGGTTTTGCATCAGGTAAGATGAATGAAACTGCTTTAAATTTGCAAACTAATACAAATAATGTTGTACGCGTAGATGATGCTCTTACTTATACAGCCTTTTCTGTATCTAGATGGGCAGGTGAGGCTATCAAGTTCTTTGATGGTGGCGATGAAAACTTTACTGAAGAAGATATGTTTAAAGATGTTTTCGAAGGATATGGGTCAACGACGACCACCACAACAACGGAAAAGTAACAACGACGACTACCACAACAGAAGCGCCTAGTACTACAACAAGTACTACGGTAGCACCGTCGACAACTACAACTACAGAGGCGCAAACAACCACTACAACTACAGAGTTAAATGAATAGATGTAGTATATTGGCGGAGAAATCTGCCTTTAGTATGGAAGATACAGGTAACGATGGGTTCGATTCCCATGTCTTTCTTTAACTAAAAATTAAAAAATAGGAGAAAATAAAATGAAATTAACAATTGAAAAAATACGTGAAGAATCATTTGAAGTAAAACCATCAGTGAAAAATATTAAAAAATGCATGACTATCAAATCGGACTTGCAAAGTCTACGGAAGAATTAGAAAAAGCTCAGTCTGGAACAATGCAAGAAATTATCACAGCAACCTTACATGATGATATGAATTTTTTCAAAAAAGCAGAAGTATTTATTTCCGAAATCTTAAAATTAAATAAAGAAGAGATGGAAAAACTTGAAGAGTTAGAACGGGCAGAA